GACAGCCAAGTGACTGTAACGCTTGCTGAGTATGGCAACACAATCAACACCACCGCAAAGCTTCGTGGAACCTCGTTCCTTGACGTTGATGCAGCAGCAGCGAACCTTATCGGTTACAACGCTGGTGACTCAATCGACAAGGTTGTTCGCGACGTGCTTGCTGGTGGAACCAACGTTGCATACGGTGGCGGTGGAGCATCTGATCCTTCAAGCCGTGTAACTGTTGCGTCAGAAGACATCATTGAAGCCAACGACGTACGTAAGCAGACTGCTGCTTTGCGTGCTGCAAACGTTGCAACCTTCAACGGTTACTACATGGGTTACATTCACCCAGACGTTTCCTATGATCTTCGTCGTGAAACCGGCAACGCATCATGGAACGCCCCTCACGTGAACGTGGACACCATGAACATCTACAACGGTGAGATCGGAACCTTTGAATCAGTACGATTCATCGAAACCCCTCGCGCAAAGCTGTTCGCAGACGCAGGCGCAAGCAGCACAGTTGATGTTTACTGCACACACATCATGGGCCGTCAGGCGTTGGCAAAGGCTTACAGCCAGGTTGACGGTAACGGAATGGTTCCGAAGGTTGTTCGTGGACCAATCGTTGACTCGCTCATGCGTTTCAACCCAATCGGTTGGTATTGGCTCGGTGGCTACGGTCGCTTCCGCGAAGCATCGTTGCGTCGCATTGAGTCATCGTCCAGCATTGGTGTAAACGCTTAACTAAGCGTTTAGTACCTCACACTTGTGGGGTGGTTGGGTCCCCTCGCCTGACCACCCCACTTTTGTATTTGGTATAGTCTTTTTGACGAAAGGTTTGTATGTCGATTTCCAACTATGCTGAACTAAAGATTCTGGATCACACCACGGGCAGGGCTGCTTGGACTATCCCTACGAACGTGTATGTGCAGTTGCACACCGCTGATCCTGGCGAAGAAGGAACATCTAGTGTTGCTACGGAAACCACCCGCAAGGTTGCTGCATGGTCGGCTGCTTCTTCGGGTTCGATTGCTACTTCGGCAACTTTGGAATGGACGAACGTTGCTGCAACAGAAACATATTCGCATTGGTCTTTGTGGGATGCTGCCACTTCGGGTAACTGTTTGTGGACTGGTGGGTTGTCTACATCGGCTGCCGTGACTGCTGGTGACACATTCCAGATCACTACTCTCACGCTGTCGCTCGACTAGCCGTTAGGGGATAACCCCTCATGGCGCAAACAGCAGTAACAGGTTTTACAGAACCGTTTTTAGATACTCGCCCGTTTTATCGGGGAACATATTTTCGTGTTGTTTCACGTTCTGCTACTGGTTCGGGTGATGGTTCTGCGAGTGTTGCTTCAGGGTCAGCGCAGGTTCGTTTAGGTCAGTTAACTGACTTTAGTTTTCCTTACCGTTTTGGTGGACGGTTTTATCTTGGTGTTCGTGCGGTTCTTGTTGTTACTGCTACGGCATCGGGTTTGGGTACAGCGTCGTCGTCGGCACAGGTGCTACGTCAACGGCAAGCATCGGGTGATGGTACGGGTTCTGAGTCTGCGACACGGATCATTGTTCTTTTGCGTTCTGCGACTGGTTCGGGGTCTAGCGGGTTTGATGCGACAGGGTTGCATATTGCGCCTCGTACGGCGACAGGTTCAGGTGTTGGCTCTGATACAGCGACAGGGCAGATTACGCCCGTTAGAACGGCTCAGGGTAGCGGATCAGGGGCTTCTAGTGTCACGTTCATCCGTGTTCCTATTCGTACTGCCACAGGATCAGGTGAAGGTGCGGGAACAGCGGTTGATCTTGTTATCAACATTCGTACCGCGACAGGTTCCGGTACTGGCACATCGGTCACTTTGGGTGGCATCCTTTACTTCCGTTCCGCAACAGGATCAGGCACAGGGTCGCAGACAGCTAATTGGGTGAAGTCGCACATCTTCCGTGTGCCATACACCTACAACTATCCTGGCGGTTACTTCGGTGGCGGTGACGCGGCGAACCGTTTAGGCCGTTACAACCGTTCGGGTGTTCGAGCAAGAAACCTGTACGAGTTAACGAATGGTGAATATACGATTGTGGATCAACGTGATCTTGGTCAGGTCGTGAAACTTTGGTACGGTGGGAGGGACTACTTCTTGAATGATGCAGAGGTGGCAGAGTTAACCGCAGCAGGATTCGGAGACAGTATTACCTGATGGCTATTTTTCGTCCACCCACCGACAACTTTGTGCGCCCCACTTTGGCAGAGAACTTCACTAAAGGCTCTGTGCTGTCACAGGAGCAACGCCTCGCCAACCGTTTAGCAGCCCACTATGTTCCAGGTGCTAGAGGCAGGAACGTGTTTCTGTTGACGAACGGAACTTTCACCGAGAACGAACCATCAGATATGGATACTGTTGCAAAAGTATATTACGGTGGGCATGACATTGAAGTGGATGCCGCAGAGGTAGCATCATTGACGGCAGCAGGATATGGGGAGTTCATTAGTGGTTAAACATCAGGAAACACATCCTGATCTAAATGTTGAGGGATGTTTCGGTTGCAAGATCGCTCACGTTGGTATCGGGGCAGACGCTATGCCTTCGCGTGGCGGTAAAGCCCGTGTCGCAACGATTAACGAAAAGGACCGTGTTCTGGACAAGGACCTTGACGCATATAAGCGGATGAGACAAAACGGTGTTCAACCTAAGAACATTGATGGGTCTGCACAGGTTGAGAAACGAGCTGAAGAAAAATGGCAGGTCGAGACGGGGATACTTCCAAACGCCTAGTTTGAGGGGCGCCGTGTAGTGTTGAATGTACGTAACGTTCTGAAAGCATCTGGAGTTCTCGTATGAAGAAAAAGAAAGAGTTTTGGGAAACAAAAAACCCAAAGAAGAAGTCAACCCCGTTGACCCCATCCCAAAAGAAGAACGCTATGGCTCGTGCCAAAAAAGCAGGCAGACCATATCCGAATCTTGTGGATAACGCTGCTGCGAAAAGAGCGGGCCGTGGGTAAAGCATTGAAACATTATTTGCCTAGTGGCAAAGAGTACAAGGGTGCTACACACAAGATGAACGGTCAGGTTCATACTGGTGCGAAACATACTGCGTCAAGCAAAGTTTTGAAGCACACTAAACCAAAGAAAAAGTAATGGCTAAAACTCCTGCATGGCAACGCAAGGCAGGTCAAAACCCTGCTGGTGGTTTGAACGCTAAAGGTCGTGCGTCTTACAAGGCACAAACAGGTGGCACGCTCAGGGCTCCAGTTTCAGCCAAAGCCGCCAAGTCATCACCAACTAAAGCCAAAGCTAGAAACTCGTTTTGTGCAAGGTCTGCTGGACAAATGAAGAAGTTTCCTGATGCTGCCAAAGACCCCAATAGTCGTTTGAGGAAAGCTCGCAAGGCGTGGGATTGTTGAGGCGTGGTAATCTGAAGCGTTACGAGTCACCCTGAAAGGAACATATTATGATGTACGGCACAATGAAGCCTGCTATGGCTAATGCGAAAAAGCCTAAGAAGAAGGCTAGTAAGCCTATGAAGAAAAAGGGCAAGACCAAAAAGTAAATGTCTACTGCTGGTGCGCTCCTAGATCGGGTCAGTCGGCAACTGTTGAGTGGAACAGTTGAAGAACGCAATAAACTTGCGGTAACTGTTGACGCTGATGACACAACGTTTGTCATGTCGTATGACTTGGCTGGTTTGCGTACTGGAACAGTTTTTGAAATTGATGCCGAACTTGTTTACATTTGGGAAGCAACGAGCGGTAACAAAACTTTGACCGTTGAGCGTGGCTATATGGGGACCACCCCTGCGGCACACACCGTTGGTGCGTTGGTTATCTTGAATCCTCGGTTCCCTAAAGCACAGTTGCTTGATGCGTTAAACCAAGACATTGATGACCTGTCAAGCCCGTTAAACGGTTTGTTTCGTATCATTTCAGCGAACGTGGACTACAACGGTGCTGACCGTCAGATTGATTTAACGGGTGCAACGTCGATTATTGATCTGTTGGATGTGCGGTTGCGTTATTTGGATTCTGATTATCCGGTGATTCGCAAGACCCGCCTGCAACGTGATTTGCCTACGAGTGATTTTCCGTCAGGGTTCGCAATCGTGTTTGATGAGTCGGTTATGGCTGGTACTTTGCGTGTTCGATATAAGGCTCCGTTTTCTCGTGTGTCAGCTTTGGCAGACAGTTTGCAGTCGGTTGCGTTTGTGCCGATCACGATGGAAGATATTTTGGAGTTGGGTGTGATGTACCGAATGTTGTCTACTCGTGAAGTGAAACGTAACTTCATTGAGTCGCAGGGTGATACTCGTCGTTCGGATGAGGTTCCTCCTGGTGCGATGCGTGATTCGTTTAGTAACGTTTTGCGTTTGCGTCGTGACCGCATTATTGCTGAGGCTGCGAAACTTGCGAGACAATATCCGTTAACCATTAGGGTTTAGCGTGGCTGCGCTAATAGATTTTTCCACCGCATATACGGGTGGCCCTGCGTTCTTTACGGGTACAGGTTCGACACAGATCGTTCCATACATTTTCCCTGTTGCTATTAACGGCAGACCGTACATGTTGGATACGAAGTCAAACAATTTTGGTCGCCAGTTTGATGCGCGTGTTCGTGATTCGGTTGACCAGTCGGCTGAGCCTGGTGAGTCTGCTATTAACCCGCAGGGTTTGTGGCGTAGGTCGCAGTCGTCTTGGCATTATGGTGCAGGGCAAACCTATTCGGATACCGCTGATGCTGAGGCATACCGTTTCCGCGCTAGTAAGGGTGTCAATGTTTGGGATCGTGGCGAGATTTCGCTGTTGCCTGCAACGACACAGGCTTATGCTTCTGTTTCAACCAACTTGTTTATGGCTACTGCTAGTAACAGGATTTATGGGACTGAAGGGCAACTGGTTCGTCACACAACAGACTGGACAACCTTTACCACAGTTACGGGTACTAACGCATCAGATATTTACAGCATCACCTCTGACGGTTACAACGTGTTTTTCTCATATGCTGATGGTGACATAGATCAAACGAACGCTGGCACTTCAGCAGCATCGGATTACATCACAGGTATTGAGGCTGGTGTTGTTGCTTATGTTCGTGGTCGTCTAATGGTTGCTGGGCAGGGTACGGATAAGCGCAAGATTTGGAACATCACCACCACCCCAGGTACTTCAGAGAACAACCCGTCAGCTTTGTTTACGCATCCGAACACCGAGTTTAATTGGGTTGGTTTCGCTGGTGGACAGAACCAAATTTATTGTGCGGGTCATGCAGGTAACAGGTCGCTGGTTTATAAGACAACGATTAAGCCTGATGGTACGGCGTTGGATATTCCTACGGTTGCAGCCGAGTTACCTTTGGGTGAAATTGTGACTACAATCGATGCGTACCTCGGATTCGTGGTCATTGGGTTGGCGACAGGGTTGCGGTTCTGCTCGTCGGACAGCGACGGCAACCTTGTCGTTGGTCCATTGATTGAGACTGGTACATCGGTT